AACCGCTCTGCTATCGGTTTTGTTTTGTAGTTGAAGAAAACTATGATACAGTTGCTTCTGTGTCAAGAATTTGGTCGCAGCATTTTACAGGTATGCCCAAGAATTTAACAACAGGTTTGCCTGCAAATTCATCAACTGTTAATTGAACATTTGATTTATTCATAGCTTGTAAGTGCAAGTAAGTTTCTATTGTTTCATTTACATAGATAACTGTTTTGCCGCCTTTTGCGTGTTGTTTAATTCTGTGATACATTTGAACCATTAAAGTGATTAAATCAGCAGGTGTTGCTCCTGCTAAATCAGACACATCAATGTTTGCAATTCTACCGTTAGCTCTGTAATTTCTAACAGTTAGACCAATATCCCAAGAGAAGTAATCTCTGTATGCTTCAAAGTCATCACCATTTCCATCTTGCGCAGTTACTTGACCTTTGTCAATGTGTTGTAAACCTGCTTTGCTTCCTTTCGGGAATAGTAAGTGAGTGTGTTTTTCACCCCAAGTTACAAACCAGATAGAAGTATTATCAGAACCAGAGCCGCCTGCTGATAAGATTTGATAACCGATATTGCCCTTTGTAGTAGAGATTTTATTATAACGAGTTGCCAAACCATCAAAAGCAGCATCATTTTTGCCTTTGTTACCATAGAAGATATTAGTTTGTACTTTGTTATTCATACCCTGAATGTGAGCTTCTGCTTCATTCAATCTGAATTGATTTGTATTTCCGTTCAAGTCTGCAAGTTTTTTATCAACAAGTGAATAATCATCAAGCATTGCAGTTGTATCTGTTACTTGTGTATAATCACCTTTTTGACATTTTACACCTTGATAGAATTTTCTAAATTCAGGGTCAGGTAAACCGTTTCTTACAGTTGTTTTGTGAGAAGTGCCGTCATTACATTCAAGAGTGATAGCATCTTCAAGAAGTACATTGGATTGAACAAACAAATCAATAATAGTTGCTGTTACTTTTCCATCCCCTTCCATTTGAGAGTACATGTCTTTCAATGTTAAATAAGTGTTTCCTACTGTTGCCATTTTTCTAATCTCCTTTTTCTTAAATAAGTATTACTGTTTTACTCTTGTGAGTTATTGCCATAAAGAATGTCTGCTGCATTTTGTTTCGTTCCTGTTGGAGCATTTGTTTTTGAAATGCTGTCATTGCCGCATAATTTCCCAAGCCTGTGAAATAATTTGATAACCGCAGGATGATAATCAAGATGTAATTCTGATAGAACATTCTTCAATTCTGGTGTAGCAAATGAGTTATAACCTACATCTGCAACATCAAGATAGGCATTCATTTTTGCCTTATCTCCGCCCCCGATTTCCTTATCTGTGTTCAACAATTTTTCATAGCTTAATTTAACCGCTTCTTGTTCTTGTTTTCTGTATTCAGCAATTTTGTTTGGCGCATCAGCCAATTGTTCTTGCTGAATTTCTACAAGAAGATTTGCAAGTTTGTTTGCACTTTGTTGAGATAGATTGAGTTCTTTACCGATAGGCGCAAATTTAGCAGCCAGAGCTTCATCAATTTGAAAACCTTCTGGCATTTGTAAATCTTTGAAATCATAATTTTCTGGCGCACCATAAGCACCATTGTCAGCACCTTCATCTGCTTGCGCAGGAGCTGCTGCATCTGCATCATCAGAAGCTGCTCCACCTTCAAGATTTTGAGCTTCTGTGTTCAAGTTTTCATTAGCATCAGGAGCTGCTGCATCACCTGCTGCATCTTGTCCTAATCCTGTTGCTGTAATTTGTTCTTGTTCTGACATAAATTTTTTCTCCTTCTTTCCTCAATTTCTATGAATTTTTTGAAATTACTTTCCTTTAATAAATCCAAGAGCCAGAGCCCCTGTTCTCTTTTTCCTCTGTTAAAAACTTCCATATCGTGATTTTGGAAGTTGCAGCCTCTTTCAAAAGCTCCGAGCTTATCAAGCAAAATCTCAATAAGTTTAATGCCTTCATTGTCATTGGCTACATTTTTTAAGGTCATTTTTATTTGTTCATCTGTATAGTTCATTAACCCTGTCCTAATCTCTGCATCAATTCATTGCCGAAGGCATCAACTCCGCCCATATTTTTAACAAGCTGACTGCCCTGCATCATTGCTGCCATCTGTTCTTGCTGCGCTTGTTTCTGTTCCATTGCAGCTCTGATTTCTGCAATCTCTTTTGAAGGTGTTACTTGTGATGGGTCAATGTTTGCAAAGTCAGCATAATCATCAATCATCTGCTCACCTTTTATTTTCTTCAACAGAATAGGGTCAATTGTTGCGCCCATATTAGCAACAAATGTTGTAAATCTTTCCATTGATGCAATGTTTTGAGCTTTCATTGCTTGTGCAAGAGTTGAAACAAATTCAATCTCAATTTCTTGACCTCTTAATGCTTCAGGGATAGGCGGCAAAATTCCCTTTTCAAGCTCTTCATAGAAAAGCCAATCCAGAATTTGTTTAAGAGCAATATGAATTTGCTCCAATAATGGAGATAGAAGAACCATCTTCTCTTCTTTCAATTCATTTACTTCTGTTGCCGTTCTGCCTCTTTCTGCTGTATTCAATATCATTGCAAAAAGGTCATTATAGAAAATTGATTTTATACTTTCTCTCAATTCATTGATGCCGTCTTTCAACTCTAATACACGAGGATTAACTTCATATACAGGAGTTAAGCCATTGCCATTTTCATCTGTTTCATTGAAGTGCCCCGGAAGGTCTGACATATCTTTATTTTTTAATGAAGCTGGACCTTTGTATGCAGGAGTTACCATTTTCTTAACAGCTTTTGCATATTCTTTCACCATTGTCATGAGCTGCTTTGCATCTGGAAGAGCATAAGCTCCAAGTCCTTTTGATGGATAATTATCTTCACCATTGCAGCTTGCTTCAAATACTACATAAGGAAATCTGTCAAAGCCTGATTTTCTTAAAAATTTTTCATTAGAATTTACTTCATAATAAATTGAGATAAATTTCTTTTGAGCAGCAATCGGAGAACCTTCAATGTGTTCAAGATTTGGCTCAACATAATGAACAATCTCAAACATATCATTAGGTCTTTGTTTGCTTGCTTCCTGTACTTCATCAGAGCAATTTTCATATCCAAATTCTCTGACTAAATTTCTTGCACTTTCCATATATGTGCGGCATAAAGTGTTTATAACTCCTCTATGGTCTTTTGCATAATAATATGAACCAATAGGCAAGCATTTGAAATTTACAACAGTTTCATAATCACTTTCCATTGACATACAAGAGAATAAGAATACAGCCATCTGGTCATAAACTTCTGGCAATAACTGATAAAAGTTTGAAGCATATAAAATTTTTCTGGTCTTTTCAGCTTGCTTTGCACAGAAATCTTTTACTTCCCAATCATTTTCAAGCTCTTTATTTGCTACTGCTGTCTTGAACCATCTTCTTGTTGGAGAAGTTGCGCCTGTCATCATACCTGCTGCAAAGTTTCTGACAGCAATAACAGTTGTACTATCAAGAATTTTCTTGCTTCTTACACGAGGTTTATTGACATTTCTTGCAATAAAACGCACAGAATTAGGACTGAAATAATCAGCCTGCTCTTGCAAATCAGATTTGATTGCATTAAAAATTTCTCTCAATTCGCTTTTTCTGCTTTCAAGATATTTCTTTGTGTATTTTACTTTTTCATTTGCATCAATCTTTTCAGAAGGTTTTTGTTTTCTTCCTGCAAGACCTTTTTCTTTCTTCTCTGCATTTTGTTCCATATTAGCCACCTAATAAATTCTTTTTGTCAGTATTCGCATCATCAGACAATCCTCTTGCTGATGTTTTAATATTTCTGCCTGCAAGAGCTGCTGTTTTATTTCTTGTTGCAGTAGTTGCTTTTGTTACTGCTGCATCCGCATAAGTCGGAGCTGCAACTTCTTGCTTCTGCGTAGTTTGTTGAACCGCAGGCATTGATGAACCGCCACCCATACACATAATTTTTATCTCCTTCTTTTGTGTTATAACTAATCAAACGGATTAAAATCTGTTTTAATAGTTTGATAATCTGTTGCTCTTGTTGCTTTGTTCTTTTTGTTGAACAAATAAGAATGATAATTGATAGCATATATAGCCATCATTACAGTATCAGCAAAGTCAGGACTTTCTGCCTGTTCTTTTCTTATGTCCTTCTTGTCTTGTATGTAAGTTAAGCCAGAAGGTTTATAAACTCTTTTGATATATTCAAGCTGCCTCATTGCATTTTCGCAGGTAAGTTTGAGCCATCCATTTTCAATAAATTCTTTTGTTGCAAGATAGCCATCAGCTCTTTGGTTTCCTGTGCTTAATGTTTTTGGAGAACCTGCTCCTCTAAATCCTATACAATCCTCAATTGATTTTTTTACTGATACAAATATCGGATAACCTAATCCATCAGCATCTATAATCAAAATATCAGGCTGCCATTGTCCGTAAAGATTTATGATTTTACCTTTTGTTATATCTGTATCAGGCTGCGACCATGTAACAGTTTTATCTTCAAGCCATTGAGTAAGAGATTGCTGTGTAAACAATTTTGCAACACATAAATCACCGCCAGAAGCTGACAAGTCCACAGCCATAACAGAATTTAGAGGATGACTTTCTTTGTTGAAAATAAGATTTTTTGCTTCATCAATTTTTGTTGATGGAATTAAATAATCACTTGCTTGTGCAAGAGGTTTACCGAGCCAAATATGTTCATACTCTGATATATTTTTTGCTTTGCAGATTTCTGCTTCTTGATATTGTTTCTTTGCCAGATACGGATTATCAAAATACAGAATTGTAATATGCTGCGTATCTTCACGACCTACACAGAATTTATATACAGGGTCATTTCTTACAAATCTATTCATTGTAAAAATGACACGAGAATTTACTTTTCTGATTGTCGGAATAATATAATCCAGAGTTGGCTTTGTGATAGCTTGCGCTTCATCAATCCAGAGAATATCAATACCTTCAAGACCTTTGATATTAACTCTGCCCTGCTCTCTAAAACCTTTGAAAAATATTACAGAGTTTGTTTTTCTGTGAATAATCCTGTCATTTTTTACTTCAAAATTCAGGTCATACTCTGTAATCAGATTTTCAAAAACTGTCTTAACACTTTCATCAATAGATTTCTGTGTTTCTCTGCCGCAGCAAATTCTGATGTGTCTTTGTTCTGCAAGAAACAATAAAAATCTTGCAACTCCATGAGATTTACCGCCGCCTCTACCGCCTTCAAGCAAATGATAATTGAATTTATCAAAGTTAAAAATGAAGGGCAATAATTTTTCTGGTACATTAAGGATTTTCGGAAGTTGAATTTTGTTCATCATCAACCGCCTCACC